TAAATACTTTTGGTGCTGAAGAAGGTGGGGGAGAAAGTTGGGATGGTTACATGACTCATATGGTTATGGTAGACGGAACACAATTAACTCCAAGTAATTTTGGTGAAACAAAAGTACAAAGTTCAACTAGTATAAGTAACACAACTGGTAATGGCGAAACAGGAAATTTTAGCTTTGATATGAGCATAACATATAGAACAATAGATTAGGAGGTCAAAATGGCTTTAACAGAAAAAACAGTATATGACAAAGTAGAAGTAGTTGGACAAGCAGGTTGGACTATTCAATGGAGAAGAGCAACAAAAATTTATAGAGATGGAAACTTTGTTTCACAAGGATTTCATAGAGGTGTAGTTGAACCAGTAATGTCATCTTACGATATGGAAAAGAAAGAATGGGTTTATACAGAACACGATATGACAGCAGAACCCTTTGATGATGCAAAAGTAAAAGCTATTGCAACAGCAGTTTGGACAGATGATTTAAAAACAGCTTATAAAAAACATGTAGAAGATACTAGGACACCTGAATAAAATTATTTAAATATGGCAAAGATAAATGATTTAGACAAAAGGATAACAGTTTTGGAAACACAATTAGAAGAAAGATGGAAAGAAACTATTTTAAGAATTAAAAGGATTGAACAAATACTTTTTGGTTCTGCTGGCACTATAATTGTATTACTTGTAGGCATCATTC